GTACGATTAGGTTTATTTCGATATACTGTATATGTTTTATTTTTTAATCTTAGTTTTAATGATCTAAAAAATCGACAGTTAATATATTCAAACTTTTTCATATTATTGACCAAATGATTGTGTAAACACCTGTCCACGATAGTTAAAGGTCACAGTTGAACCTTGCTGAATAGTAACCGGAACATATCTGCAGACTTCACGCACTTCTGCTCTAGCACCGTCGCGACCTGCTTCGTTACCAATCGCACCACCAATAAGAGCACCAGCAATACCGCCAACTAGTCGATCATTGCTATTGTGACCCAATGTGCTGCCAATCGCACCACCGGCAATAGCACCAATTGCGGTGTCACCTCGGCTGTTATCACGAACTACTTCACGCTGTTCACATTGTCGTTGTTGAACGGTGACATAACGGGGTTGAACGTTGACCACTGTGGCAACTTCCTGTGCTAGGCATAGACTGCTGGCAAAAATCAAAAACATCGATGCGGTGACTTTTTTCATATTGAACTCCAAAAATAATTGACAGACTTCCCAGGGCGTGTAGAGCCTCTGCCGAGCCTGAAGTATCTAAACTACTGCTATCCGCTACGCGAACTTGCCCCTGCGAAAGCATATATATTTATTGTACGGTATTTCTAACTAGTTGTCAAGGGGTATTTTTTAATGTACAAACAAAAAACGGAATATGTATCTTGGGCAAATGAAAAGTAATCCCAAATATTTTCAATATTCTCTCAACAAGTTGTATAAACTTAATCATCAAGTTCATCACAAAGTTGTTTAGCCAAAGTTTAATATCGTTTATTATTTTATTAAAATCCAGTTCAGGAATCTTCATATGTATATTCAATGGGAGTTTCCAATCAAACGGATTTCCAAATATTGGTAGTTTAAACTTATCTATTACTGATAATATTTCAGCAATAGTAACTTGTGCTTTCTTTAAAACTTTTTTGGCAAATTTTTCAAGAAGATTTTTAATATCATTTAAACTAGGTGGATTTGACAAATAATGTAATACTGTTTTTAGAAGCTGGGCTATTGCTGTTTTCCAAAGATTATATAAAACAAATCCATTTTTTACTATCGAATCATAGATTTTTAAACCTGTTTGGATTAAATCTATAATCAGTCTAATCTTTCTAGACAACTGATCCCATAAACTTGCCACAATGTGTTTGACAATGTATTTGATTAGTTCCGATGGACTGTTTAGATTTTTAAACAACGGAAAAGGAATACCCAGTAATCCAAAAATCCTTTTAATCTCTGCTAGAAACTTATCATATGCGTTTTTGAATTTTGCCAATAATTTATTAATGATTTTTTCTATAACGCAGGTAATATCTGGATTGAATAAATCACTAATGTGTAAATCAAACACAGGCAATTTTAAATCTATCACACCTAGACCAAATCTTTTAAGTGCTTCATATAAAGCATATAACACATTCCATACAGGTTGATATGCTGCCTGCATGGCATAGTTGTAAACCCGACTAGCAGTTTCTTTAGCATCGTTTTCTGGATTAATAATGCCTGTTTTTACACAGCCGCCCATACAAACAATAGGAACATATACACCAGTAACTGTGGTCGAAGTAGTTGACGCAGGGTAAGCCTTGGATAGACCATCAGCAATAGCCTGCATGTTAAACCCATGAATAGGATCTAATATCAAAGTCGACGGAGTTAAACTGGATTCAATGGACATATTATTTTAATGCGATACCTGTTGTACCTTGAATATATTGATCTGCGGCATCTTGTTTACTAGCGCTGATTGCCATGACATGTGTCTTGCTTAGTGTAATAAACTCATCACTACCCAGAATCATCCAAGGCATCATTCCCAGTCCTTGTGCGTTCATGGTCAATGCCAATGGGCGATTGATTTTGATAGTGGTGTCAGTTTCTTCTTCAAACCGTGCAATGATTTCATCACTGTTGATCAGTTTCAAACTAACAACATCGCCCGATTTATAACCTTTATTAATTAGTAACATAGTTTCCTTCTTTATCTATTTCTTGCCAACTATAATCGCCTAGGTATTTAACCCTTGCAAAATATTCATAATCTACTGGTGGACCTGATGACCATTCATCGGGCCCTTGTAGACATAGTCTTGTAAATTTATGCCTAGTATCATAGACCAGCCAATAGTTTTGACCATGCGAAACTTGAAAGTCATATTTTGCTGCGTGTACAGCATCAGTTATTTCCAGTCTACGTTTGATTTGATTGGCTTGACGCTGCAATACTTCAACCATTTCCATTATTCTATCATATTCCTGTTGAGCATGTAGACGTGCTACATTCAGCATTACATCTTTTTGCTTTTCAACAGGAACTAGATCAAATTTAGGACCGCCCGCTTCTGTAGCGTAAGGAGTAACATTCCTATTAAAAAACGGAACAATTAATCCTCCTACTTCTACATCATAGCTAGATCTGCCTTTGGCAGAATTAGTGTTCTGTGTCATCCTTTGTTGGCATTGTGCACAATGCTTCTAAAGTTTTATAATGTTCGTAGGCCTTTTGTAATGCCTCAAAGTGTTCAAGTTTTTCTGGATCAGGAACCAATATGGCCAACCGACTTTCAATGGTCTCTAGCATATCTCCTAGACTGCGACCCCTCCACTTGATATCGCCTTCGAAGTTTGCATCACCGCTGACTTCCAGGGAACTCTTGGGATTAAAGCCAGCTGAAGATATTGTATATGGACCAGAATTTCCATAATTTGACCAAGAAGCTCCGTTAGCACCAGCACTGGTTAATATTGATCCAGAACTTCCTGTTGCACCTGTACTTATAGTAATGTTGCCGCTAGGCATATTCCATAGACTAGATAAACTAGACAAATCCAAAGTAGTCAATGCCGGGAGTTCTTGACTTTCAAGTCCCGGAAACTCTTCAATCTCTTGGGCAATAATGCCAATTGATGGTTTATCATCAAACTCAACTTCAAAAGAATTTACCTTTTCTAAGGCTTCTTTGAGTTTATCAAGTTCTTCTTTAGTCGCCATATCCGCCAGCCGTTTCCTCAATGTATTTTTTGAGTTCGGTAAAGCCGCCAACTAGTTGGTCATTAATAAAAATCTGTGGAACAGTACGTGCTGTTGGTACTGCTTCTAATAGTTCTTCTTTAGTATAGCCGTCACCGATTTTCTTTTCCTCGTAGGGAATACCACGTTGCTTTAATAATGCCTTTGCCTGATCGCAAAAGGTACAGTTATACTTACTCCAAACAATAGCCTTTGTCATAATGTTATCTCCTTTTTAGTTATTAAGTTTAACAGTTTTTCTTTGTATTCGCAATTTGTTAATAGTTTTTTAAATGCTTGTTCATTGGCATCTAACTTATCTCTATATTTTTTTACTAAAAACGCATGTACTGCATTATTTGTTTTTAGTTCTTCTTTTAATGTTTTTAAATAGTTTATTGATCGTTGTACACTACGCATTAAAGGAAACTCTGATTTAAACATAGTAAGACGTCCTAAATTATCATAATCAAAATCGTCATCTTCTGTATCATAAAACTCGCTATTTAAAAACCAAAATCCTTTTTCGTGTAACCATTCAATACCTTTACTTATTCCCATGTATATGAAAAATATATCAGCACTTTGAAACGCTATACTTTTAACAGTTTTTTCTGAGAATAAAAATCGTTCAGTAACTACAGCACCAGTTTCAAACACTATATTTGCAACAGATGAGTTATAATCAGTGTAGGAAGATATATGCATCTGTTGCCACGACCATCTATCTAGTAGTTGGCCACTTATGCTAGAAGTATATGGAGTTTCTGTTTTAAAAATATGAATATCTTCGGGGTCAACTTTTGAACGAAAATACTCTATTGTTTTTTTTCTAAAAGGTTTATAGTTATCAAATCTATTGTACACTCCCACAAGGTGTTGTTTTTCTTTATTAGGATAATAGTTCAAATAATAAAACCCAAACGCATGATAATGCAAATAAAGATTAATTGAATAATCTACAATACATCTAGGATTTTCAGATTGATTTATTCCATGTGGATAAATGAAAATTGTATTGGATCTTTCTAACAGGCTTTTTATATACTGCATATTAGTAGGATGCTCTGCTTCGTCATCTTGCCTGGAAAATATAAAATAATCTATATCATTTTCATATTTTTGAATAATATGAAAGGCATCAGATGACACAGGCATTACCATGAGTTTTATATCACAATAGTTTATGTCGTCTAAATTTTTACTAAAGTGATAACAATGTCCACCTTCCTTAATTTTAAACTTGTTAGGATGGTATATTTTACTGGACGTGACAAACGCATCCAGCATCTCAATCTCCCCATTGGTTAGGGGATACAAGAAAGGCGTTAATATATCATCTCTAACAGACGGGCTGGTAACAACACCGATATTCATTACAATCCCTATTATAGATCGGGCAACTCGTCGTAACTAACATTATCGCTCATTACTCCGATAACATAGTTAGTAGATTCATTTTCTTGCAATGCTGTTTGCTTTTTATTGATGTTAACGTGTTTATTAAACCAAGGAACAGGATTACTCTTAGGATGATCTTCTAAATATTTAATTCCTATTTCCTTCAGTCGTGTAAATGCTGTATAATCCACAAAGTCTTTTAGAATAGTAGCATTAAGACCGATCACAGGACCTTTTTTGAACAAGTAGTCAGCCCATGCTTTTTCTTCTGCAATAACTTCTAAGTACATGGCGTAGACTTCTTCGGCACATTCTTTTTCCAGTTCTGCAAAGTCTGCATCTTCTTTGACTGTTTGATTAATAATCCAAGCAGTCCACTCTGCGTGTAATAATTCGTCTTGTAAAATCAAACTAATAATGTTACCATTGCCAATGTAGATTTTATTTTCCACCATGGCTAAACTAGTAGCAAAAGAGACCATGAATCTCAGTGCTTCGAGTGCGTAACTGGCCTGCAAAGCCAACCAGATAGCACGTTTATGTTCCATTGTTGAAATTTCTTCACCCAATTCTTTGCGGCAGTTGAGTTCGTGTAACGCTTCGTAGTATCTACCGATATTAGCAGCCATGCCCACAATTTCTTGTGTATCATGGATTTTATTGAATTCTTCTTTGGGTACACCATAAACATTCCTAATAATGTGACTGTAGCTCTTTGAATGAATATTTGTTTCAAAAAAGCTCCAGTTGCTGATCAATGCTTCTAGCTCAGGGATAGATACCACTGGGCCAAAAACTTGATTCGGTGCACGACCTTGAATACTGTCCAAGGCTGTTTGTCTTAGAAGATTGCTAGTAAAGATATGTTTAACAGCATCACTAGCATCCTTATGATCCATTTTGTCTTTGGTAAGACTGATTTCTTCAGGAACCCAAAAGAATCCCCGTGCTAGTTCTTCAAACTTAGCAATCTTAGGATGACGGAATTCCTCAAATCTCTGTACTGTAACAGCACCATCTAAAAACATTCGTCGTTTTAAGTAGTTAGGTGCTACTGATAAATTATATTGTTCTTTACTCATTTTTAACTGCTCCAAACGTATCCTCTATCTTCAGAGAGATAGTAGTGTTCATATGTATATTGGTGTTCGATTCGAGAAGGTGCCGGTAACATTTCCCCTGTGGTAATCAAAGAATAAATTGAATCAGCAACTATTTTAGCCGTTTCTTCAGTTAAGTGATTAGCCATAGTATCTGGACTTTCTCTTAGTTTGGTCTTACCGTCATAACTCCAAGGCTCGACCATTCCCAGACTCTTTGTTTGTATATGATGATATTGAGATAAATGTCGCTTAAACTGTTTACGTCTTTTTTCATCGCTATACATAAAATCTTTTTCTTTTAAATCACCCGATGAAATAAAAACAACTTTAGGATCTAGTGATTCAACATGTTTTAAAATCAACTCCCATGTTAGAATCATATATTCATCGTCTGCTACAATAAACCAACCTCTTAGATATTCTAAAGTTTCAATAGCAGTATTGGTTAGTATGTCTTTATTCATTCTAATCATTTCTTCTACATTGTGTATGCTGTTTGGACGAAACATTTTTGTAGTCCCATCCTTATGCATCAATGGTAGTTCTCTTGAATAGTTTTCCCAATGTGTGACTACAAAAACATTAAGGTCAAAGTTTTTGTAATTCTTTAAAAACTGTTGATAAGAATATAATAAAGAACTACCACCCTTGGCAAAAGATTGCGAATAGTCAGCGTTCATTTTTCTTGCCAAAACTTTTGTCCAAGAAATATCGTGGCCGCTTTCGGCAAAACTATTTCCGTAATATGCTATTCTCATAATTTAATCCATTCGTTATCTTCTACAGGAATCCATCCGTTCCTAAAATACTTCACCATATTCATATAAGGACCGATAACTTTTGAATCATTAGTATAACATTTATTGTTCACTAATGTATATAACTTACAATAAGATGGCTTGCTATTTTCTGTCCATACTTGATAAATCGTACCTGCTTGTTTCCAAACAGATTTAGAGTAATCTGTTGCTCTGGGATGATTCCATGGCTTAACACCTGCACACGGGTTGTTACTTTTCATTCTTTCAGAAATTTGTTTTATAGTATCTTCTGAAAAAATTACATTAGTTTTATATCCTGTAACGCCTTTATTCCATGGACCGTTTAATTTTGAAGGATTATTTGGTCCCTGCATATATTCAGAATACTGCCGTTTCAACCACCCATATACTTTGTTGTTGCGTTGCTGATCTTTGTTTGCTGATACCATAAACATAGCGGCTTTGACTAGACGTATATTGTTAGGATGTATTTTAACTAATAGAAGATGACACAAATAATGTTCTTCTGGTGTTAGCGATACTAAGTTAGTTACGTCATCTGTTCCTCCAAGGCATCTCGGAACAATATGATGCTTTTCACTATATCCTTCTAATATTCTATGCTGTCCTCTCCTTACTATATTATCATATATCTTTTGGTAATTCATATAAGTTTTCTGCAAAACTATTTATCATAGTTTGCAGAAAACTTATAGTTTACAACTTGCAGGCTTCGCAAGAATCATCTTCCAGTTCAGCATATACTGTAACAGGTTCAGCTGGCACTAATCTATCACTTTGAGTATTTAAAGAAGTCTTTGCACCTACTTTATTGATCAATGAATAGTACATGGTCTTCAATCCCCACTTACTGGCCAGCATTAGATTCTTAGCAATCAGTGTGCCAGGAACTTTACCGTCCTTAAAGTGTGCTGGATTATAGAATGTATTTGTGCTTAGACTTTGGTCAATATAAGCGGCTAACACAGCACTGGTTTTCAAATAGTCAACACAATCGGTTTGGTCCCACATCAGTTGATAGCGGTTCTTTAATCTACGATAGTCAGGAACTACTTGCACGAATGAACCTGCTTTGGATTCCTTAACACTGATCAACTCCATGGGCATCTCAATACCATTAGTAGAGTTTAATACAACGCTACTGGACTCCACCGGAGCCACTGCCATTAAGGTAGCATTACGAATACCATATGTTTTCATACGTTCACGCAACGGTTCCCAATCCATACTAGGTGTGAAGTCTGTTAGTTCATCAACACCTGCGCTACGACGTTCCCAAGGGAATACTCCCTTACCGTAGTAAGTGTATTCGCTACGCTTACAGGCCCCTCTTTCTTGGGCAAGTTCTACACTAGTCTCGGTAAGGTAGTATGCTTGATGTTCCATCCAGCGTTTGACTTCTGCTAGAGCTTCTGCTGTGCCATATTTGTAACTACGACGGGCATGCCAAAAAGCCAAATTAGTAATACCAACACCCAGGGGTTCAAAATCTTCATTTGCTAGTTTACTTTGTACGCTCAAGAAATCTTGATAGTTCAGCAGGTTGCTCAGACTGCGTACTAGTACACGACAGGCTTTTCTCATTTCCTGAGGGTTACGGAAGGCACCCCAGTTGATGCTGCCAAGAGTGCAAAGAGCAATTCGTCCCTCTGGATCTTCAATTCTCTGGAAAGGACGGGTGGGTAAAAGTATTTCTTGGCATAGATTTGATTGATATATAGGATCTGTTGTCGTATCAAACGGGCCTTGGGCAATGACGTTGTCGACATTGACAAGATATATGCGCCCCGTATCAGTCCTTTCTTTAAGGATCTGATTTTTGAAAATCTCATCTGCCGATACGACTTTCTTTTTAATTGTCGGATGCTTTTCATAGTTTAAGTATAGTTGTTCAAACTCTTCGGTGCTACGATAGTAAGCCATGTACAAGTCTGGAACTTCGGCAGGATCAAACAAGGTAATGGTTTGTTTGTTCTTGTAACGATTCCAAAACATCTTATTAACAACTACGCTATAGTCCATTTGACGAACACGAGTTTCGTCTGTACCTTGATTGTTTTTCAATACAATAAGATCTTCAAACTGATAATGCCACAACGGAAATGTAACTGTACAACTGGCGTTTCGAATACCGCCTTGTGAGCAACTACGTAGATCTGCGAACCATTTCTTCAAGAATGGTATCAAACCCGTATGCTTGATTTCTCCATTGCGAATTGGTGCTCCTAACGGGCGAATTCGGCCGATTTCCAGGCCGATTCCAGCTCGTTTTGAAGCATATTTGGCCATCATTTCGCCTGCGGCAAATATACTGTCCAGGGTGTCATCGCTACTGATAAGCACGCAACTTGAAAACTGCTTAGTGGTAGTGCCCAGCCCAGCCAATACTGGTGTAGCAAGGGTAAAGTGGCCATCGCTGGCACATTCATAGTATTCTTTAACATATTTTAATCTCTTGTCTTGGGGTTCACCATGGAAAGCAGTAGCAGATGCCACAGCATAACGAACTTGCGGGGTTTCATAGATAGTATTAGTGGCACGATTTTGCACTAGATACTTTTCACATAGTTGGGCAATGGCAGCATAGGTATAGCTTTCGTCCTTGGCATGATCGATAAACAAATCAATAATGTTCCATTCATCTTCTGTATACCAATCTAAAAGTTCAGAGGTATACATACCCAGTTCTACATTACGTTTAACAATGTCGTAGAGTTTAGGAGGAGTATAACTACCATAAACTTCTTTACGCAACATACTAACACGCTGACGTCCAGCTACGTATTGATAGTTTACATTATTGATTTCTGGATTTTCTGTTTCATCAATCAAATCTACCATGGCTTTTAACAATAGTTCATCTATTGTCTTTGTGGTCATGCCATCGTGTAGTTCTATTTGTGCTTTAATTTCTACCATGCTAGGACTAACTCCGTCAATCCCGTTACATGCATGGGCTACTTGTCTCTGTATTTTGGAGATGTCCAAAGGAACCTTCTCCCCATTACGTTTGACCACTGTGATCATATATTGTTTTAACTAACCTTCTTAAATGTGTCGAGGAAGATATTTACCAACCAACTCAAAGTTCGATAATATTTTCTACCAAAAACGACTCGGGTATATCTTTAAGGGCAAAGGGCTCATTATCTTTGTAGTTTATAGCCCATTCTCCGTCTACACAAACTATATTATAGTATGTTTTTCTAGCATTGTCTACGAGACTACGCAGTTCTATTACAGAATTTTTAAACTTCTCTGTATATTTGAGCGAATATGCCATCATTAGGGCCTTTGTGAAGTCATCGTAATGATTCTCCACAATAATGTCCCACGGTGTTGGCCATGATTTACGATTGAATTGATCAATGTTGTGATTGTATGGTATGTATGGTGCATCACGCCAAAAGTCAATCACACATTGTAATGGTTGTTCGCAAGTTTCTAACTGGGCGCGAAACTGAGCCCAAGACGATATTCTATCGTCTGTTGACCGATTAAACATTTATTAATTCATTAAGGTTAGATCTACTTCCACTGATGTAGGAACTGTGTCTACATTTATGGCTGTTAATTCAACATAGTTTGAAAAGTTACTATTAGCTATTTGTACATCTACTATATCTTGAATATCAAAAGAAACTGTACCAGTTGTAGTAAAGTATAACACATATGAAGATAATGTAGAAATATAAGACGATGTTGTTACCAAATATTTCTTAGTTAAATCACCATTTTTATAGATATAAGGTTGTAACAAACTTGATGTGGTATAGGTAACTGTTTGTGTTGATAGTATTTCAATACTAGGGTCTTGAGCAGTAGAAAATACATAAGAATTAACAGTTGTTGAAGACCACGATGCGGTACCATTTGAAAATATAACTGTGGTTAATCCTCCAACAGATGTTGTTGCAGTTGTATCAAGTTGAATAGTAGCAATACCATTAGTTACAGTAAATGTGTTAACGGTAGCTGTATAAGATCCGTTAAACGGTGCAGTTGGTGATTCAAAGGTTATTTTAGTAGTTCCCGGAATAATGTATGTACTTGTACCATTTTGCCAATTAAACTGGGTAGAAGTGTTGCCGGCAACCAATCCACTAGAGTTAAGGGTTCCCCATGGATAGAAGAATCCTCCTTGAGCTATAATACCTTGTTGCGAATAGAATAGATTAGTGGTAAATTTTAAGTAAGGAGAAGTTCCAGCAGTATTTTCTTCAAACTGATATTTGTCTGTTACCGAAGCAAATCCATCAGGTATTGTTGTAGAACCTGCTGTGGATATACTCATAACCAACTGTCCTTGCCTAGACATATTGGCGTTATATGCATTATAGTTCATTGTTGCAACTTGTGAGTTAGCAGTCATTGGTATTCTGAGAACACTGACTATACCAGTATTTCCTGGAATCGTTTTCTTAAATGTAGTTCCACTACGCATTATCGAGTTAGCGGATATTAAAGGATATTGATATTTTCCAGAAGGTGTTGCAGTCAATGGATTTATTCCCGAACTATTAACTAGTCTATCAAAATAATCATGATGTGACTGGAATCCTTTGTCATTAACAGTGATAATATTATTAGTTTGAGTTGTGTCACTTTGGAAGTTATTACCTACATTAACAAACGAGTTAAACGCACTAGAAACATAAGACTGTACAGCATTAGTGGAAGTACCAATAATCATGGCCTCGGCACTAATATACTCAAACATATTGTTTTCTACATTTCCGTTGATACCCCAAGCATTGCCTGACGGTGCAGATGTAACAACACCGTTATTCAACCAACTGAATTTATTTCCTGTAATAGAAAACTTATCAATGGTACCTGTACTTATGATACCAGTTGTTAACCCTTGGAATGTACAGTTATTGATCTTGATATTTTTAAGCACAGAGATTGTGACATCTGTTATAACTGGTTGGCTACTGCGTATTTGAATAGCTGTAATACTAGATGTAGAAGTAGTACTTAAAGGATTACCAAAATAAACATCGTCAATGGTTACATCTTGAGCATTATCTAAACTTAACAATGTGCCGCCATAGGGATTTTGATTAGGCGGTTGAATAGTCATGCCTTTTAGTTTAATAGATCTAGGCACAGATGCTGGACTTAAATTCATACCTTGACTGAATGTAGTTCCTGTGGAGTCTACTGTTTGGAACAATGCGCCATTATAACCAATCATATTAGTAGCGGTCAGCACTGTCATAGCAGAACCTTCGCCTACTAGTGATGTATACGGTGGAAGAAATACAGGGCTACTTAATGCCCATTGACCTGGTGGTATTTTAATGCTATAAGGTCCCAATGCGGTAGGACCATCGGTTCCAGTAGTTTGAAAAACAACACCACCACCAGTTTGTAAAGGACCGCCGGTTATACCTATAGCATTTTGTAGTGCTATGGTAATATCGTTGTTTAATGGAGGCCATATGCCGCCCGGAGCAAAATCTGTTATACTAACAAAGTTATCCAGTTTAGTATAAACACCATAACTAGATGTAGTTGCCAGTGTTTGGGCCTTGCCGTTATTGGTCGCAATCCCGTAGGTTAAGTTATCAGCGCCTAAATTACCTTTAAATCTATAAGAACTTGTATTTAGATTAGTGATTGTTAAATTCTGAGATGCCATTGTCAGAATAGAATTTAAATCCTTTTCTGTCAGAATACGTGTGTTACTATCATCACTAGCCCCAGTAAAGACACCATCTTCATATTGTCTCTTACCAATGTATAAGTTTTGTGTATCTACAGCCCAAGCAAACTCACCTGGTGCTAGTTGCGGCACACCATTGTTGGCACCTAATTCGGTGCCGCGTCTAACTTGTATTTTGGCAATTTCAATAATCGGCATCTAAATATCCTCTGTATAAGGATATTTATGCTTACTGTGTGAGCAACTGTCGGTAGCCCTGTAGACCTATGGTGTAGTACTCTTCGACTTTCTTTAACCAAGCATCTTGCCATTTATTAAAATCTTCAGGTTTCAATGTAAACTGTTGATATTGAAAATCCCTAGAGCACATAAAGATATGTCCTTCACGGATATCTGTTCCATATACTTCGTTGTGTGCTAGAATATAGGCCATGAGTTGTAGGTAATAATCTTCAACCCATTCTTCTTTCTTAGGCTTATTGGTTTGTTTATAATCGCAAACTGCGGGCTTGCCTTGATATACGCCCACTAGGTCAGTAGTTCCGCTATATAGTCCCGGGAAGTATAGGCTTTGTTCCATGGCCCAAATTTCGTCCATTTTGCTTAGACCATTTTCAATAATAACATCAGCCATTTTATTGGCTTGTACATGTACAGGGTTATTTCCGGGTTGGCGTTGTTCACCTACAATAAAACGTTCCAAGTTGGCATGCATAGCAGTACCAACACCACTGGCTTCTTTGGTAATCTGTGCGGCGTTGGCTTCGCCCACCCGTTTTTTCCATTCATTCAAATGTGTCATGTCTTTCATGGCACTAAGAATGGTTGTTACACTGGGTAAAGATTCTCCGTCTGGAGTTTGGTAGACACGTTTTTTTGTAACAGGATCATTAACCTGCTTACAGTTTTTATATTGGAATCGTTCTACGAATGGAGGGGGAGTAAAAGTTAAAGTCATATTGTTAATTATAACACATATGACCTATTAATACAATTATTTAAATGCCGTTTTGGCGTTATGAGCAGCCATACTGTCTATACTAGGGCCACCGTTACCTGCTTTTGGGGCAGCAGTATCTTGGGGCTCAGCATTGGGATCCTGAGTAGTTGTTTTTAAGATAACAGTACCGTCATCTTTGATATCCTGAATAACATCACCTTGCGGATCAATATTATTTTTTAAAGCAATTAGACCATCGGGAGTAGCAATACCCAAAGCAAATGGACGAATGATATTTAGAACAGCCTTGAATGGGATTTCACTAGTTTGTCCATCCATATTAGCAAGGCCTTGAAGAACTGCTAGAACTTCTCTAGCAGATCCTTGATCTACTTCAAACAATCTCATTTTGCTAGTCGAGCAATAATGCTATGTGCTTCTTGTAGTTTTCGAGCACGACGAACTTCACGGCTTTCGCGCATTTCACGTCCGGCAGTTACATCACCGCCAACGGCTGCATCACTTGCACCAAACTCGTCACCTGCTGGTTCTGGATTCATATCATCTGGGGCGCTCATATCAACACCTGGTTCCATTCCTGTATCCATTGGATCAGTACCCATTGGTTCTGCAGGAGCAGCGCCGCCAGCTAGAGCAGCAACAGCATTGCTGATAGCTTCACGTTGTTGTGTCAATGTTTCTAGTGTAGCACTTAGAGCTGGAGCAACTGTTTGTTTAAATGCTTCGGCTTCTGCTTGACCAAAGTCGGCACGAATACTATCAGCTAGTTCAATGATAGCCTTGGTTTGGTATTGACCAACACGTTGCATCCAACTTGTATAATCGTTAACAATGTCGCCAGCGGCTGTGATTGTCTTGGCTTTGGCTTCTTCGTCTTCCATTAACAAGAAAGCAAGACTTTCATTTACAAAACGAACATTGTGTTTATATTGGCTTTCTTCTAACTTACCTTGCTTGGCTAGTTTAGCACGAACAGCACCGGCTACACGTTCACCTGCTGCCTTGCTGCCATAACGCTTGCCTGCTGACTTAGCAATCTTGGCAAAGTTCTTACCTGGTTTGCCTTCGTCTTTACCTTCAAATGTACCCATGCACTCTTTGCAATCACAGTCCTTAGGATGCTTCATGCCTTCCTTCATCTTGTGTACACGGCCTTTGACCGCAGCTTTAGGAGCACCGCCTAACATACCTTGTAGGTGGCTAGTATCTTTTTTACCGCTATCGCTGGAGTCTTTATCAAACTCTTTTGACTTTTTAGTGTGTACTGTACCAGTAGATGTTTTCTTCTTGTTGAAGCGGCTAGGAGTATCTTGATCAGCATTACGATCACCGTCAAAGTTTTCTTTGACATCATATTCTTTACCACCGACTTTGATTTTTTCGCCAGGTTGAACACCATCTTTTTTAGCATCACGAACTGCTTTGCCAAAGGCATTACCTTCTAATTCTTTTTTATCTTTCTTGATAGTTTCTTTTACTTTAGCACTCTTAGCAGCACTTTTCATTGGCTCTGTTTTGTTGCCATCTTTGTCTAGATCTAGGAAGTCTGGTTTAGCACCCTTTGGCTTCTTTGTGGTCTTAACATCTTTTTTGTTTTCGTTAAGTTGGTCGATCTTGTCGCGTAGTTGTTTCATTTGTTCGCCTAGCATTTCTTTAATCCTTGTGTTTAGCAATTCTAACATTGCTTTGTCTTTTTGGTAAGTCTCATTGGTCAACAAATCATTGATCTTTGCTGATCCTTCTTGTTGAAAAATACGGGTACGCAACTTATTACGAAAGTCTTCCAACTGTTCGCGATTGTACTTGTTTAAATTAACCTTGGAACCAAACTGCTTTTCTAGATTAGTTTCTAATAAAGTGCTTGTGACAGGTTTGTTAAAATCGGTAGTTTTCATATTGAGTTCCAGAAAATTGGTTAATGTTATTTATACCAGTTTGATAAGTTTCTCGAAACTATTAATGATGGTCTTTTTATGCTCTTGTTTTTTGTAGTGTGCTATGCTGTGCTTGGATAAAAAAATATCAAATTTCTCGATACTTTTATTCAACATGGCACGTTTGTATAGTTTCTCTTCAAACTCAGCAAATCCGTAACGTTTATCTTCTTCTAATAACTTAGTATCTTTGTAATATCCAAGGGCTAGTTTATTAGCAACAATAATGGCAGTTTGTGGCAAGTTAATGCCTGTTACTACTTCTTCGTCACAGAAGTCTAATATTGTATACCCATTAGGATCTTTTACAATAGTATATGTTCCCACTGTTATAGAACCGTCATCCTGTTTGACAGGAACTACAAGACCTTTGCGACGAAGATCTTGTTTGACTTCTTCGCTGATTTTTTGTATTCGTTTGTAAAGTTCTTCAGGTATTGTTTTCATTGATGTTTTTAACTAAAGTATTGTTATCTTTACTTATAGTATATACACCCTTACGAACAAGACTTTGAGCAAGCCAGTGATCGTGCTCATCAAGACTACTGATTTTAATGCCGTTGTCATGATGTTCAATGAAGTGTTGTTCTTCATTGGTTACAGGTAAACTTATGCCTGATAGGAGTTGATGGATTTTCATCCCGATACTCCCGGTTGTGGATTTAATGTTTCTGGAGGAGGTTCCTGGCCTTGTATTTGGCGTAACTTGGCCATTAAGTTACCCATTTGTGTTTGTAAATCTTGAACTGTTGCTGGCTGTTGACCAGGTTGTTGGGTTTCAGCATCTTCGGCTTCTGGTTGAGTAGACTGTGGTTGAATAGGTTGACTTGTAGCCTGTCCCACTTGTTGCTGAGGTTGTGGAGGAACTGTGGTAGGAGCACTGGGTGCTTTAGTACTTGGGGCAAAACCAGTAGGTTGAGTTGTCTTTGGAGTATTAGAAGTATTGGGTTTTGGTTCTGTATTAGGAATAGGGCTATCACCACTGGGTTTGCCGCCGGCTGGTACAGGTCCTACAACATTACCAGGAGTGGTATTGGTAGCCTGAGGTAATGTTTGTTCAACTAATTCTCTGATTTTCATATTAATGCTTTTGTAATATCATGACAAGAACACCGATAATACCAGTAATGATAGTGCCGGCGGTACCAATGATAACTTTGGCCATGCTGTTGTGGCCGTCTTCGATTAGTTTTTTAAGATCGCCAAACTTTCCTTCAATAGAAGTTAATCGCTTGTCAAGATTGTCATAACGTTGAGCACATAAGTCTACATGCGCTTCTAAATTTGTTTTTTCTATATCAATTATTTGACCATTGGCCATTTTATTCACTCCTTCAGTTGGTGTAGTACGGATTGCCTTAAGTTGTGCCTAAATGAGCCTTGATGATTGTGTTTTTAGTAGCAACGTTCTTACAATCGAAAATTGCCTTCGCTATATTTATAGTTTCTGTTAAATTTACAATGATCGGAACACCGTCTATGTCTTCTATTAGCCCACCTATAGGATCACCGTTGTCTAAATATACAAAAGAACGATCAGGACTAAACACAAAAGACCATACACGGTGTTTTCCTTTATAGCTGCTACCAAATCCCAGTCCATCTATTTCACATTCTTCATACTGTGGTTTATTATCGTAGGACACAATACTACGCAACTCCACACATTGTCTTAGTGTAATAAAATTTCTATTTTGGTCATACTCCAGCTGACTTCCTTGATTAGGTCGATTGACCTGCGTGTTGGTAATATCAACTAATGTATGTATTTCTATTCTGTCCATAAACTACCTATATAATATATTTATAGTCGTAAAAAAGGGAGTTAAAAACTCCCTTTATTTTTAATCTAATGTTTAGATTATAGTGTTGGGCTAGTTGTAGCAACAACACCAGCGAATACTGTTGCTGTAGACAAGTTGAAGCCGTTAACTGTACCTAGTGCTTGAACAGCAGCGGTTAAAGCTGCTGTTACAGTACTAGCAGTAGTGCCTTCAACAGAACCTAGGCCTAGACCGCTTGGAGCTGTTTGACCAGCTACGCTACTTAGAACGCCTGTGTCTTCAATGGCAAAGTTAACATAGGTTGCTGTAGTACCGTTATATGTTGGTGTACCGATTAAACCAACAGTAGCAAAGCTGTCCAAAGCTGTACGGAAGATTTGATCTAACGCACCGTTGGCTGTTGTAGCGTCGCTTGTTGTTAAGTTTCCGCTAACTTGTAGGTTGAAGAAACTTAGTGTTGATGGACGTTGACTTGGTGCAACGACATAACCGTGAACTCTTGAAATACCTGCTGACATAATATATCTCCTTTAATCATTTATGTCCATTCCGCTCCGGAATGTTTTTTATGTAAAGATATTTATGCCTTTTGGAAAAAAATGCTTATAATGGGTATTATTCGTCGTCTTTTAGATCACCTTCGATGATCTTAAGACCTCGAGCGGTTTCTTTACTGTCTCGTAGTCGACGAATACTGCGAGTAAACTTGCTGGCATCGCCGCCTTTGATGCTATTAATAAGTCTACGCTCTAATTCATAGGCTTCCTTGGGATTAAAGTTTTCTTTGATAAGAGTTAATAGATTGATAGCACTATTGATAACGTGCGTGGCGCGAGCTTCTACGATAGCTTCGCCATTCTTACGTTCGGATATACTGTTAAGTTCTTCTAATAAACTACGGGTAGCACGTTTCAAGGCAGTTTCCTTTGTTACTGTAATATTTAGTATAACATACTGTTTGAGCAAAATAAAGACTTGACATTCATGTTGCGGTGCCACATACTTGTATAAATAAATATATCAGTAGAAACACTGATAGACAAAACTCACACAGAAAGGAAAACACAAAATGTTAACATATATTACATTAGTTCTAGCAAAACTAGGAGAAATGTTTAGCTCGAAACAAACCAGTTTAGAGCGTTTTATTGAAGCTCAAAACCCAACCAATGCTGCTGAAGTAGATCACTACATTCGCCAGTACGATCGTATGACTCGTAGTAGGAGTTATCTATGATCAGCAAAATTTTTAAGAAATCTAGCTGGTTCCTGGTAACTGCCCTAGCAATTTACGCTACACAAATGGCTCTGGCCATAGAACTGTTTGCCAATGTTAAGTAAGGCTGAACTATGCCGGGCCAAACTATTAGAAGGGTACTACCGAATGAGTACTCTAAATATCGCAACCACCTTAAAGCCTTGGATGCAGAATCTAGGACACTTCGGTTTGCTAATCCAGTCTCTGATCTTGTAATCGATCAATTCTGCGACCGTGTAGAAGCGGAACCACATCAACATATTCTATTTGCTATAGAAGATAGTGATCTAAATTTTATTGCGGTTGGTCATATTGCCTTAGAAGACAATAACATGGAACTGGCCTTTAGCGTTCACAAAGAATATCAAAAGCAGGGCATGGGCAGCAAGCTAATGGGACGTTGTATTCAATGGTGCCGAATTCATAATAGATTATCAGGTACCATGGTTTGTCTAACATATAATTCTGCCATACGCCACCTATGCCGTAAACATGGTATTGCTGTAACTACAGAAGCCGGTGAAGCACTGGCCGACATTAAACTGCCGACAGCTAATGTCACAACATACATAGACGAATCATTAGATACGCAACTAGGTGTATTAGATTACTGGAGTAAACGTAGTCTGGTAAAAACTAGTCTACTATTTTAACCATTACAGCTTTATTACACAGTATAAGACTGTATAATAAATACATAGGCAGTAAAGTTACTGCTTACACAGACATAACACACATAAAGGAAAAATATCATGTCACAATTTGAAACACCTAAACTACCAGAAGTTAAATTCAACAAAAACGGTTATGAAATTCGTACAGACATCCTAGCAATGGCCAAAGATATGGTTCAAAGCGAATACAGTACCAAGTTTGCTGGATGGGAAATGAGCGCCAAGCGTGATGAGAAGACTGGTCAGATCGTTACCACAGTAGGCATGCCTGAGTTCCCAGGACTAGACAAAGTTCTCGAAACTGCTGAAAAAATGTATGAATTTGTAAATGCCGGAAATACAAAAAAATAATATTAAATAATAAGCGATATAAAGATGTCAGGGCATAGCCCTTATAATATGTTCGTAGAAAAAGAAAGCCCCTTAACTGGGGCTTTTTTTATGGTTTAAGTTTACACTTATCAAAGTGATGGTTAATCATATTAGGTTTACCTCCTATCTTACCGCAATGAGGACAAGTTATTTTTATATTGTTTGGGTTGTTTGATCCTTGAAAGTTATGTGTTCCTTTAGACAATCTTTCTATATTAGATTTATGTTGAACTTCTCCCCCGAGGAACGGATGAGTTCCATTCTTTACCTTGTTAAGTTCTTTTTCGCGAGCCCATTCTTTGTTTAAGAAATGATGGTTATTATTTGCTAATCTAATATTTGCTCGTTGACTTGCTGTTTCACTATTTTGCCAGTTATGGGTGCCTTCGCTTATTCGCTTCTGATTTATTTTACGAGCAGTTTCGGGATCATTTCCGTCTCCTGCCTCAGGTTTAAGATTAGCCCACTCACTACTTTCAACTATGTTCCAGAGGTTGCTATAATACATTCCCCAGGATTTAGCATCGAATGAATTTTGACATTCTCGAAGTATTTCTGTAGTATAATCTTTACCATGTGTTTCGAGATGGCGTTTCCAGTACAAACCAGATCCTGTATACTTATGAGGATCTTTTGCTGTAGTTTTGCCGAGATATTTTAACCCAGTTTTATTATGGGTTTTGACATAGAGTTTGTAAATAGTCATGCTGATTGTTTCCTTTAAGTTATTACAATTAGAGCTGTCGGATGTTAGCGCATCGCGGACGGCATTTTTATTTATATAATTATCGGTTTAGCCGATAGGTACTCGGGATAGAGTTTATTAAAGTGGCGAAGGACCACACCAGCGATAGCATGTGCCTCATTCTCATGCGGGCTACCAGTACGCCCGCTATCTGCTTCTAGTTCGTGTTCTGTGTCTTGTTTATAGTGTACAAGTTCGTGAGCAACAGTACGCAGTATATCATTAGGATGACGATTTAGTAAGGCAACATACAGAGTTTTTTCACTATTTTCGTACTTACCAAAAGTAGGTTGAACATCATCGTGTATATGCGCTTCAAACTTCATAGTAGGCAAAGACTTTAGGCCGATATAGTGCATGGCAACAGGCAAGAACTTACGGAACATTTCCATAAAGTTTGTTTTATGATGTTCTAAGCCTTCAATGTCTTCTAATAGTTCTGGAATACGCATTGTGTATTTATTAGTCCCGCTGACTTTATACGGGGCACACTACGCGGTGCAGTGAAATTTCGCGGACGCCTTTGCCGTGGCTTCCAACGGAACCTAAGGTAGGTGTTCTTCAGGATATGGCAATCCTGCCATACCTAATCCAAATCTTACAAGCCCATCATACAGGGCTGTAAGGATTGCGAGGCCTATCGTAGCCATCGTCTTCGGGATAGACTGGATATTCATTCAACATTACTGTCCAAGATTAAACTTCATACCAGTGGCTTTTTCCACTTCAGTCATTGTGGTTTGATACTTTATTTATATTAAAATCCGGCGTTGGTTAACCTTGCGGCTATTTCATTTAAGGCTTGACTAATAGTAGTAACTGTTGAATGCCAGTTAGCAGGGACTGCTGGAGTATAACTCATTGTAGATGGTTGAGGGGTTCCGTCAACCCATGCGCCTTGATAGTAGATGTACAAACGACCACTGTTACTATCCCACCATAATAAACCATCATGAGGATTACTAGGTGCAGATGATCCTGAAAATGTTAATGAGCTACCGCTTAATGGTAATCCACCTGGAGTAACACCGTCGCTGTATTTTAATATAGGCGCGATACCTGTGGCAGTGGTCTGTGCGTAGAATAATCGACCTTCTTCACCTACATAGGTGTCGCTGTCAATGTTTAGTGCTCTGCTTGAGTAAACCTTATGTGATATAGGCACAGTTTACTCCTTAATCATCTACTGGTTCGTCACCAACTAATTCTTGTTTAATAAGTGGGTTTATGCCTGCCATTTTTTTCATACGAGCAAGTTCGTCGGGTTGTTGCTGTTCTTTAGCATCTTGTTCTTGATCGATTTGATCAAATCCTTGATTAAACTCGTTATCAACATTGACAGATCGTTTCAACAATTCAATCTTTTGTTGAAGTGGAGGAACCATTGTGGTTTTTTCACTATCATCTGTGTTACTAGGTGTAACTGGTGTTAGTGTACCAGCAGGCACAGGAGCAGAAGTTTGTGCTACAGGCTGTTGTTGTGGAGCAGGTGTTGTTGGTGGGGTATTATTAATAACAACTACAGATGGTTGTGTTGTTGAACTAGAATCAATCCCACCCAATAACTCTGCTAGACCTGCTAATATTTCGCTTGCTCTCATATTTGTTTCCTGTTTGTATATTTATTAGGTGACGCTGTTTCTTTTACCAAGGAACATTTGGCTAATGCGTACACCGTACCAGGTATTTGTATAGGCATTGTCTCCGAAATAGTTAGTAAAAGCATTGCGTAAATCTTGATTACAACTTGTAGCATCATATGTTCCAATTGCTACAATCCATCCTGCTGGCATAGCGTGCAGAGCAGTGGCCATTGTTGTGCATAGAGAAGAATTACCGTATGTATCATAACAGTTGATACTTTGTATTACACCCGAACCGTTAGCTATTACCATGGTATGACCTCGAGTCATATGGAATCCAACACCGCCACCTACACTATTATCAGTACCGTCAGGTGCAGTTTGCCAATCGCTGGCTATAATAGTACCGTTAAGTTTGATATAGCTGCCATGAGTCCAAGTTCCGTTAAAATTGGTACAGATACTCTGTACATGTTGTCCAGATATACTTTGATCAAACGTCATATAGGTGCCGCCGTCAAGCTGGTTCTCAAAGAATCCATAGCGATCAACAGTATTTAGGATATTGATAGCTTTGGCAACAGTATGATGACTGCCAGTGGGACGAACTATACCTGGTCTTGACCACATAGTATATTATAATGGAGCAGGAGTAGATACGGTAGGATTAATCAAACTACCAAGTTCGGTAATACTGATCCAACCACTAGAACTTACCTGTAGGTGTGCAATCCGACTACCGTAGGGCACGGTTAAAAATTCAACACCTCCGCCGGGAATAATCATACTATTAACGGTAGCAGTGGTAGCGGTACTTGCGATAGGTTGAACATAAGTATCATTTTGCACCGCTACACGAACAATGCTGGTAGTTGAACCAAAAGCGCTAGTATATTGACTACTAGTGTTTGTAGTTTGATTTTGTGTTGTGCCTGGATAAAAAGCACCTTTTTTGACATTTACTGACATTGTAGTTATTCCTGAAACAATAAAATATGAGCATTAAAATCTGCTGTTAAGTCAGCATCTAACTCTGCTCCATCTCCCTCGTTTAACATAAAGCCATTACCTGTTATTGTGCCTTCCACAACATACAAATACGCATTGTTTGTATTTAGTGTTTGAAGTCCTGTTATCCATCCTGCGTGAATAGTCATATCCTGCTGTAGTGTTACTGGTATAATTCCATAGGTATCGGGGTCTTTTTCAATGATTTCATAGTAAGGATTGCTGTCTTTTAAGCTATCTTTAGGTGTAATCCATAGTTGTAGATACCTTGCTGGCACTGAGCCCACTGATGCTTCTGTATGCCATATTGACTTTCCACACCACATATGTTGGATTTGTCCAGGACGGGCTCTTTGTACATTGCCTAGGCTGTCCTTATGCTCTAGCTCGCCTTCTACAAGATAACCTAGAATGTCAAAGTTGCGGTGTTCATGGTTTGGAACCATGTTGCCGGGTTGTTGTAGATCATCGTTGATAACTTTTAGGTCACCCCAGTTCATGTATTTTGGGTCCCAATAACTGTTGTTGCTAAATGTTCTACGGCTCTGTATCCAACCCACATCTAGAAAACCCCTAGTGTTAGCAGGGCGTATCCGCATTAGCGCACCCAGTACCAAATAATGCCTGGGCTACCTACTCCGGCGTCATTTTGCCACGGTGCTGGACTAAAACTAGCGTCATAGTCCATTAAAGATCCCCACCACGATCCAGGATCATCGTGTGTTGTAGTAAAAATAGCTTCACCTGCTAAACCCGGACTGTTACCAGTGTACCAAGGCATCCGCTTTTCTAATCCGTTGTTGTTGTAGTTCCAAGTGCCAAACTTGGTTTTTAGTGTGATGTTTTGACGGAAGCCGTTACCAGTAGAAATCACAGCATTGAACTCGTCAGTGTTATATTGTGTGCCACCAAAGTACGGGCCGGATCCCTGTGCGGCATAAGCAGTTAGATCAACTTCTCCTGTGAAACTATAGGCTTCGTTGGCTGTAAAGATACCACCATTACTGTTACGAGAAACTGCTTCTAACATATAGTCAAAGCCGCTGGCACTACGCTTGATATAATCTGCCCAACCAATAATACTATAGTTGATACTGCCTAGTGTACTGGGCGGCGATGTAGAGTTTCGTAGTAAAGCAGTGTCGTAACTCCAGTCTGGATTCATATTCTGCATAATCAGGGTCCAACCACCACCGTCTGTGGTCATATCAGCATAGATTTGAACTGGGTCTTTACCGTTGAAATTATCGTTTTGTATCCAATATAAACCATCTGGGCTAGAGGGATATGCTTGTTTGATAGCATAAGCACTTGTACTAGGATCACTGCTGGTAAGTCCGGTTGGTAGCGGTACTGAGATACCACTATTAAGCGTAACACCTGGTCCTATTGAGAATCCTGAATTAAGCGTTAGTCCCATATGTTATACTCCATACCTTGATCTGTAACTGTTAAAGTTATGAGCAACTTCCTGATCAGTTAACGCACGATTGTAGCACATGACCACGGGAATATAAGCATCAACAGTATCATGTCCGTCCCAACGACGAGCTACACGATAGCCTAATGAACTGCCCAGTGTTGTTGAAGCAACATTGCCAGAAGTTTCCTGTAGGGTACCATTGATATATAATCTTAAATAGGTGCCATCATAAGTACCTACTATGTTATACCAAGTACCAGCAGTGATAGCATATCCGTTGGTCAACTGCCAAGCGGGTCCATTGCCATCATAATATCCAGCTCGAATATAGTTGTCACTTCCGCTACCATTGTAGGGTGTTAGGGTCATGTTAACAGTATTGATACCTGGTGCTCCACCCAAATACTCTCCACCAAATATTTGAGGCAATAGACCACTGGGGGGCCAAGTTACAGCATTGAACCAAGTGTTAACGGTCCATTGTATTATGTTGGTGCCTATATTAGGTAATGCGGCATATTGCCAAGTGGCCGCATTGAATCTGATATCACCTTGGCCGTCAGTGGACATTGTTGAACTATCTAAGACATTGCCATTAATAATAGTTCCATTATTGTCTAAAGCACTAGGGTTAGCATAGAAAGTAGCGTTATTTCCGTGACCGCTTAGGTCATACCAAGTTGATCCTGACCCTGGCCAACTGGCGGCTATACGACTGTCAAGATATAGTAATAGTCCGTCGGCAATGTATGGAGGTATGGGAGTATTACCCTGTAGAGTAACTCCGTTGCCTATAGTCTGTGCTGATCGTATTGTTATTGACATTTATACTCCGTACCTTCCTTTTGTATATACATAGTTAGTATAAATTTCTCTGGCAGTTAGCGCACGAGTATAAATCAATGCTTGCCCTATATTGCCATTTAGTCCTTCACCACCACCAGTATATGTAATACCAACTTGTAGTGTACCGTCGCTGGTGTTTAGTCCTGCCGCTTCTCCACCAGCATACAATATACCATTAACATATATATAACGATTGTATCCATCCCAAGTTGCCACTGCATTAAGCCAAGCCGCGGCATTAACATTTGAAGTGGCAGGAAGATCATTGGCCCACCAATAGTTAAGAAAACCATTAGTACCATTTGTTCTAAATGCGTTTACATCATTTTGGGATCCAAATGCACTACCAATACTCATAATCCCACCAGTGCCGGGCCAACTGCCCGATGGCCAGCGTACCCAAGCACTTAGAGTATAAGGATTTGGTCCTGTTGGGAGATTTGAAGTAGATAGATTGTTAAAATACCCGTCATTGGCCAAAGTAAAATATCCACCGTTGGATTGTGTATATGTAATATCACCGGCATTGGCTACCTGCATAGTGACATCATTACCTTGACCGCTTAAATCATACCAAGTATTTCCTGTGCCTGGATAACTTGCAGGATTATTGGCATCTAGGTATAATGCTAGATTGCCCTGAGCCAGTCTGCCGCCACCATTGAGAGTGGCTGACTTAACACGAACTCCGTGTTTTATTATAACGCCTGCTGATAGTGACATATATTATGCTCCAAAGTAACCGCCAAACTCTGTGGCATGATAACGATAGAAGGCAGTAGAACTGCCAGCCGCAGTCTGGACTGATACAGTTAAAACACCTCCTGCTACCCCGGCTGTGTAGGTAGCCGGAGCAAATGCTGTGGTTGTAAGGCTTTGTCCCAACACTACCAGATTGGCTGTGCCACCGGCATTCATGGTTGCCAACAGTTTGGTCAGTTCGGTATCAGTATCACTGGTAGTGCCGTATTGTAGGATCACTGTCAGTTCTACAGCCAAGATGCTGTTATCCGTTCCGCCATAAATCTGATACGGCGTGTTGACGCCCACAGGAACATCGGGAGAATAGTTGGTTACTGTATCGGTAGCACCGTGGTTGCCATTGCGTATCACATTGCGATTGATTACCAGGTTGCCGGTATCATTCAACACACCAAGACTGAAGTCTACTGAAGTATCTGTAGTTGTAATACCTGGAGCATTAGCATCACCTGGTTGATTGCTGATTAATAAACGACCTACTTGTACACTGGTGTCTGCGGTGATTTGTCCGCCAGTTTCATACAGGTTGTTGAATACTGAATGTATATTACGATAAACATTAATACCACCAGTGTCGCCACCGCCTGGGTCTCCTAGATTGATATCAAGTGTGGTATCAAAAGTAGTCAAGGTGTTGTTGGCAATCAACAGGCTACCTGCTTTGAAACTTGAAATACCGTTGATGCTCAATAGTCCATTGTCGACAGTAAGTTCAGCATTGGTCCTTAGTGTGATATCTTGGATGAACAAACTTCCGGTGCCTACATAAGCACTACGGAATCGTGTGCTAGTAGATCCTAGATCGTACTGTGCATCAACATTTGGTATGATACTACCAGGTATTGTTAATTCACTTGCAAAAATATAGGAAAGATTACTACTAGTATTAGGAGTTAAAACTATTCTACCACCATCGCCATCTACATTAATATTTGATACACCATTGGCAATAACTGTTTGTAATCCATTATCCTGCGCAGTAATGGTTGAACCACCTGGTAGTGTCAAAACACCATTCAACAAATTATCAATACCAAATGTCCAATCGGCTGTGGCACCATTGTTCAACGAATTATAGTTGTGTATGACAAATACTGCTGTACCGTCACCGCCGGTTATACCAATCACATCACCGTTCTGATAACCAGTTCCTGGTTGATTGACTTGAATAGAGTTAACTTGGCCAGGTCCCGAAACATAGATATTAACGGTCATTCCTGTACCAGATCCACCAGTAGTAGCAATATTAGTACCATTACTATAACCGTGACCGGTACCTGTCATTTCCCAAGAAGTAGCATTGTATGAGTATTGTGCTTCAAGAGTTACTGGATGATTGGTTGACGCCGCATATTGTCCAGTAACAGCAGATTGTAACTTATTTCCGTTTAGGTTAAGTGTGCCGGACATTGTAGGATTACTATCTTGAACTAAAGACCAAGTTGTAATAAATCCAGGATCATTACTAAAAGCATTTAGACTTGTAGGAGCACCACTTAGGTCACTATAGTTTCCACTAAACAATGTTGGTAGTCCACTTAGATCACTATAGTTTCCACTGAATGCACTGGTTAAGTATCCAGCATCATTGGTAAATGCACTTACATTAGTTGGTGCACCACTTAGGTCACTATAGTTGCCACTGAATGCACTGGTTAGATATCCAGCATCATTGCTAAATGCACTTACATTAGTCGGAGCACCACTTAGGTCACTATAGTTGCCACTGAATGCACTGGTTAAGTATCCAGCATCATTGCTAAATGCACTTACATTAGTCGGAGCACCACTTAGTTGACTATACGGTAATGTAAAAGTTCCATTATTATTAAAGTTGCTGATATCATAACTACCAGCACCCAACCAAGCAGTACCTTGTGCTGACATATCTGGGAAAACTATATTCCCACCGGCATTAAACTGCCAAGTGTTACTGCCACCTTGTATGTATACATCGGTGTCGGCATTACTACCTTGTATAATACCAGTTAAACTTAAATTCAAATTACCACTGGTATCTAAGTAGACATTATAAGTGTTGGTTGCATCATACAATGTACTTGTGGTAGCAGATCCGCCGGCAATAGGACTGCTATTGTAGGTTAATCCGCCTACGGAATCAACTGACAATGTATTGCTACCTGCTGTAATTGAAACGGTGGAGCTCACTCCACCATTAGAATGAGCAGGAAGAATATATACCTTTGCGTCACAAGTAACACCACTGGTTGCATCAGTTAAGGATGCTGGATCGGTTGCTGTGCCAATTGTTATATCTTCGGCGGACATAATATACATTTGTCCAGATCCACCACTGCCGGCGGCCGCTGTGCCACCTGTACGAATAAGCATATCATCGTTAGTAAACAATACAGGATTGCCAGTTGAATAGGTTGATCCAACTCCCTGATCAGTGCCAAACGATGACAACAAGTTGCTATTAGTACCACCGATAGGAGTTTGCCAACTTGCTACTCCACTACCATCTAATGTTAGAACTGTGCCAGTTGTGCCTGTGGCTGTTGAGATAGTAAAGTGAGGGAACTGTGTAGTACCATCTGGATTGAAACTCCAATGAGGTTGAGGATGCCCTGATACATTGTTAGCGTTCATCTCAACATACAGGCCGCCACCGTTAATGTACATAACATTACGCATCACGGTACTACTGCCAAAATCTGCTAAAGTACTGGTATTCATCCAGTCTAATTCTGGGCCACCATGATCAACACCGTAGGCCAGCAATTCAGGATAAGCGTTCAGCGTTTGTATTACACCCCATCCGTCGCCAACACCAGTATTTGATATTGGTAAATTCAATGCTCCCGTAGTGTCAAAGGACCAAGAACTTTGTTGTGATATAATGTTAGTAGATGTGTAATCATAAGTATAGGGTGGACTTTGCCATACAGTATCAGACAATGTACTGGTTGACACTATGGTCAATGTGCCTGTGGTAATGGTAGCAGTAAGCACATATCCAGGAACAGGGGAAGTTTGTAAAGTGATTGATGTTGCTGTCCAATTGCTGGCTGTTGAGTAGATTGGCAACATATCTCCACCAAAATTCACCGGACTACCATCCGATGGCACTTTTAATACATAAGCATAATCTGATGATCCGCCACTGGCAATAACTCCCAGCGCCAACATACCATTATGGTAACTTATATTACTACCAAATTCGCCACCACCGCCACTGAAAAACTCTCCGGTTAGGAAAGTACCAGGCACGGTACCACCGTTTCCTGGAGTATTAAACCAATACTGCCATAATTCTGTTCCGGATGAACTAAAACTGCCAAGGCTGGTAATAAAACTACTGGTACCAGTAATGCCAACTACATAAACATTGTCACTGGGATCTACGGTTAAACTCAATCCTAAATCTATACATCCGGCGCCTTGACCTATTTGATATGCCCATAGTTGATTGCCGGCAGGATCTATTTTAGCCAGCATACCTGCCATAACATTGCTATTATTATAGGCCGCGCCAGTAACATACAAGTTACCTTGACTGTCGTGAATAGCATCAGTGATTTCTATTGATTGGGTTCCTGTACTGGCAAACACAACACCGGACACAGGATTACCATTTGTATCAAGAGTTATAGCACTGCCAAAACCGCTTGGAAAACTTGTACCGCTTATGGTAATGTTGCCAAGGTTATCAATGGCCATACCGGTATCATAATCGTTGTTAGAAGGATCAAGGAAGACCTTTTGCCAAATCACATCACCATTGGTTGAATTAATTTTTGCCGCAAAATTATTAACACTACCTGAGTTATTCCAAGTACCGCTAACAACTAGATTATTATCTGGGCCAATCAAGGCATTATAACCACAATCATTTACATCGCTGAGTTGTTTGGCCCAAATCAATCCTCCAGTAGAACCGCTGAGTTTTACAATGTTGGTAACAGTATTGGCAGTGGAGCCGTCGAGTAGATTAATATAAACATCGTTGTTTTGATCCACAGCCAAGCCGTAGGTAATAAGCGACAAAGGTCCTGATATTTGTTGAAACCAAATAGATTCACCGACATTGTTATATTTGACCACACCTGTAGTAAAAGTACTGGTATTGGTACCGGTATTAGCATCAATCAATGTGGCATAAACATTGCCCAGACTGTCAAACTGGCAATCCTGAACTACGAATGGTTGATTATTTGATTGATCGGATAAGAAGTTAGCCCAAGATGCTACCGTAGTTGATACAGTAATGGACGCAGTGTTCGGAGACGTGATCGATAGATTGCCATTACCATCAGATAGTGTAGATTGATTAGGCAAGGATACACTACCATCTGCGCCAAATCTCCAAGTGTTATGAGCACCGTTGAAATCTGTTATGATATCAAACGGATCAGTACTATTAGTTCCTACACGAGCACCGCCATAAACATTGTCAAGGCTTCCGTATTGTACATCAAGATTTAAGAAAGCCCCATCAGTTTTAATTCTGCTATAACTTGTTGTACCTACTGCTGGTCCAGGTAAAACTAGTGATCCATCTGCGCCAAATACCCAGGTGCTAGTTGTTGCTGTGCTTTGCGCTATAATAGTAACATTGGTGCCTGTGCCGCTACCATTAATGATAGGAGTAGCACCTGGTAGTGTTAGTTGACCACTGGTGCTAAATGTCCAAACGCTTGTTGTGCCGCCACTAACTGTCTCAATATACACATTGGGATCTGTGCCTTGTCCTAGAATTGTACTGGCTGTAGATAAGTTTAACACACCGCTACTATCTAATACTACAGCATAAGTTGATGATGTTAATTTATTTGCGGCACCACCTCCACCTATAGGATTACCACCCACAGTAGTACCATCGTGTATGTGTACTGTATTATCCGCATTAATAACTAGTGTACCTGCTTGTTCTGTCAGCGAAGAAGCATTACCTTGTATTTTTGATCCAGTTATTCTTTTGTAAAATGTTGTCATTGTTTATTTCCAGTTTTAATTAGCAAAAACTTTCGCTTGGGTTGATAAAGACTTTTGCTGTCCATATGATATCTAGTTGTTGCCCAGAGAGATTATCAGTTCTAATAGCCTGTAATGAACCTTCACCGAGTTCCCACAAACTTAGATTAGAAAATACATAATTGTCACTGCTGTTGGTCGATATGGCTGTTTCTAAATGAGTCACTGACATATTATTATAATTCACAGCCATGATGATTTGTCCCACCATATTTCCATTATTACCAAGACCAACATTAAATGCGTTATAGTCAATAATCATACCACTGATCCATCCAGAATATATGCCTAATTGTTTTGCTACATCAGCAAGACTCAACCAAGTCTGTGCTGAATTTGTCAATCCAACAACACGGTTATATCCGCTGGCATTTTTAATTGCTATTCCAACCCGTGTATAGTAAGATCCAGTGGATGAAGTAAGTCCTTGATATTCACCAATGTTTGAACTACCTTCTCCTGGATAAGCAGTTGATTGTTGTGTGCCATCTGGGAACACAATATTACCGCTGTTGTTAAACTGCCAAATAGGGCTGGATATTATACCAGTTACATTACCAGTTAGAGTACTGGCCACTAGGGTGGCTGTACTAGCATCAGTGGCAAATCCTGGATTACCAGTAACAAAGGTAGCTGTGTTAAGAGTTAATGCCGCAGTTGAAGTTGATTCTAACCAAGGAGTATTAAAATAAGCATAGCCTTGATACTCTTTGGCAGTAGAAAAACTAGGGGAGGCATAAGTTCCATCTGTTGGAAACTGTACTATTATCATTTGATAAGGTACAGTACTAGTTGAAGTGTTTATGTTTGCTGGATTTTCTGTGGCCGCAGTAATCGCAAACATCCCATTACGCACAGCAATATCTTTGTGTCCATTCCAATACCATTGCGTGAAAGCCTCGTAGTTGAAGAAATTACTAAGGGCGTTGGTCCATTGTAGATTGCCATTGGTGTCCATTTTGGCAACCCAAATAGCTTTATTATACGGACCAGTATTGGTCAATCCTGTGATATACAAGTAGCCGTCATCGCCCAATTGTATTTCTGTAGGATCATGTGTTCCATAGGCCATTTCTACTTGCCAGACTAGATTACCATTAGTATCGTATTTGGCAACAACAGCAGTGTAATCATCTCCATATGCAGATACCGTGTAACTATTGCCGGCAGAATCAACTGAAACTGCGTTGCCGTATACGCCTGCTCCAGTTATACCTACAGACCACAATACATTACCATTGTTATCTAATTTAACTAACTCACTACCATTGGCATCGGAATTCCCAAACGCATAGACATTAGGAGGACTAGCGCCATCAAGAGCGATACTATAGCCATAATCGTTTTGTCCTGCGGTAAAGTTAATACCTTGTTGCCAACTAATACCACTGAAGTTACCTTTGAACACAGTAAGTTGATTAGTTGATGTATTTGTTCCATAACCAGTTACATAAAAGTTACCGCTACCATCAACTACGATGTCATACATGTCCTCGTCGGTGCCTGTAACATCTATTTGATTTGTTAAAGCACCTGTAGGATCTAGCTGAAATACTCGACTGGTGACAGCATCGTAATCATTGATCAACAAATAGATATTGTCCGAACTGTCAACATCGAGACTTTCAGCACTACCTATAATTCCAACCAGTTGTTTCCATAAAATATTACCTTGTGGATCATATTTTACAACCAAAGGTTGAGGATAACTAGCTGATTCTGTAAAATCAGTAACAGCAACAATGACATTACCTTGGCTATCATAGATCACCGAGTTACCATAGTCTGTTTCGTTATTATTCATCAAGTCACCAAACTGTGCGATCCAATAACTGTTCTTACCTGTTTCAATGGTAAAGGTAGTTGTTGAGATGGAGGCAAAGTTAGTACCTGAGTTGATACTTACGCCGCCACTGCCTGGAATATAGGCTGTAGTTTGTTGTGTAGTATCTGGGAATACCAAAGCACCATTAGGACCGAATTCCCAAGTATGACTGTTTGCTGTAACCTGTACTCCATTAGCACCGCCAGAGATAACTGCGGCACCGCCCGGTGTTTGCGGAAGTGTTAAACTACCATCAGGACCAAATGTAAAATATTTTGAACTATCGCCTGTTCTAATAACAACATCACCAAGATTAGAATACAATGTTGCGGTATTATCATTACTATAGAGTCCGTTGCCGTTGTAGTTACTGCCTAGATGCCAAGAGCCATCATTATTGAACGCCAAGTGACTTTGCTGTGTGTACGCCTGGAAGTGATCTGGAGTTAGTTCTGTGTATATTGGGCAACCTGCTACTGACGGAGTAACACTCCAATGAGTCGATCCAGTATAGGCAGTATGCTGTACAGTATTATCTGGGAATGTTAATGTGCCATCTGTTCCAAATGTAAAGTAAGATGTATTGGCAAGTATTTGTATCGTAGCAGTTGATTGGATTAAAGGTTCGCCAGTAGTAGAGTTAGGTAAGTTTATAGTACCATCAGTACCCAAGAATAATGTGTAAGCGCCATTTACCAATGATGATTGTATACCAATGTTCCAAGCAGAGTTTTGTATAGTGCCATCTGGGAATACCAATCCACCATCAGAACCAAAGTTCCAATTTGAAGATCTTGTGCCTGTACTGATATTAAGTACTTGACTGCTCATCTGACCAAGCAGTGTAACAACACTAGAACCCAACTGACTCAATGTGCCAATACTTGTTCCGTAAGTCCCTGTAGTCCAAGACAAAGTTGTTATAGTATAAGTACCAGTTGAACTAATACCAGATATGCTACTGGTTATATCGGCCAGCGTAACATTGCTAAATGTTCCAGCAATACTGCCATCAAGTGGTAGTTGTGCCAAGATGGTTCTGTTATTGCTTGTTCCTGGCTGTGTGAGACTGTCCAGAGTAGAAGCTACTACAGCTATTCTATCTCTATAGATGTCACCCGCTCTGTGTCCAACTATAGGATCACCTTGACCATCGAGTATCTCTGCTCCGTCTACAGTAGTTAAGGTTCGAGAATATACTAAAGTGCCAGTTGTATGATTTAACTTAGTTACCCATAAACCAAGACCAGAATATATACCAGTTAGATAAACATCACCGTTTAAATCAAAACTTAGATCGTAGCCTTTTGAACCAGTGCCTTGCGCTAATGCCGAAGCCCATACCAGTGTTCCGTCTGGATTTAATTTAGAAACTCGTACAAGATTTTCAGTGCCGTCATTGACCACGGTATAAACATAGCCGCTATTAAACACTACCGCATCGCCAATGTCGCCCGAGGATGTGACTAGTTTATTGGTCCACTGATTTACACCTGAACTATCCCATTTGCTCAACATAGCCCAATGACTACCGCCGTCATTATAATCACCAATGGCCCATACTGATCCTGTGTCTGGATCAACAGTAACCGCACGATATATACCTGTACTGGTACTAGAATCAGAAGCAATAGGAGTTACCGTACTACTCCATGCCACGGTCCCAGTGCTGGAGACTTTGACAACAGTCGGGATTCCATAACCACCAAAACCGCTGCCGCCGTTATTGTATCCAGAAAGATAGAAGTTACCCAAGTTATCAA